TAATGGAACACCAACAGCTGGAGGAAAGGTTTATATCAGAACTGTAGTAAACGAAGATGTGTCAAAAGGTATTGTTGGAGAATTTGAAGCTGTTGCTGATACAGGAAAAACAATTGAATTAACAAATGCTATATTTACTACTGGTAAAGTAGATGCAAATGGAATAGCAGAAATTACAATTTTAAGCAGAAATGCTTAGCAGAGGAGGGAATATATATGCCAAAAATAATAGATTCTTTTAATAATCAATCATTTAATGTTGCAGGAAATGCAGGAGTAATTTTAAATAAAAAACAAATTGATTCCGGAATGGCTTTCTTAACAGGAGAACTAGAAAAAAGAGATAACACTCTTAATGAACCATTAACAAGTACTACATATGCGAGGGATATAGTAATTAATACAGGCGGTGGCTGGGTTGAAACTACTTCTAATATGTATGCAGATTATGCTGGAAGTGGTGATAACACTAATGGACTTATTAGAGGTCAATCTAATAATATTCCTATAATCCAAACAAATGTTACTAAAGATGTTTACAAGGTTTATCCTTGGTCAAATGTTTTGAAAGTAAATTACATTGATCAACAAAAATTACAAGGTATAGGAAGACCATTAGATAATATGTTAGATAATGGTATTAAGTTAAACTATAATAAAACTTTAGACTATATGACATATGAAGGTATCCCTGAAGATCAAGTTTATGGATTAATAAATAATCCAGAAATAACTGCAACATTAGTAAGTACTGGAGCAGGTGGTAACACAACATGGGAGACTAAGACTGCAGATGAAATATTAATGGATATTAATTTATTAATAACTAAAACATGGGCACAAAGTGAGTATGATTTAAGTGGAATGGCTAATCATATCTTACTTCCACCTGAAAAGTTTACTTTATTAGCTACTAGAAAAGTATCAGAAGCAGCCGATAAAACTATTTTGAAGTATGTAATGGAGAATAATATTGCGGCTCAAAAGGGACAAAACTTAGTTATTGATGAATGTAGGTGGTGCATAGGTGCTGGAACTTCTAAAAAACATAGAATGTTAGCATATGTAAATGCTAAAAACAGGACAGAGTTAGATTTACCAGTCCCAATTACAAGAGCAATGACAGAAGCAAGTGGTAAAGATTTATGTTACTACACACCTTTTGTTGCTAACATTGGACAAGTTAAGTTTTTGTATCTTCAATGTGCAATGTATGGAGATGGAATTTAAAAATTAATATAAAAAGTCTTGGAGTAAAATCTGAGACTCTTATTTTTTAATTATTAATTAGATTTGGAGGAAACATATATGATTACAGTATTTGCAAATAAATCACTACTTTTTAGAAATCCTAAAACAGGTGAAGAAGCTCATGTTAAGAGTAAAGAGTTGGGAAGACAATTACCAGATTGGATTGTAAATGATCCATTATTTGATTTAGCTATAGCTGATGGAAGTTTGACTGCTATGACAGATAAAAATATTAATAAAAAAATAGAAAATGGTGATTTTAATAAACCAGGAAGCTTTGAAAAAGAAGTAAATAAAGATAAAACTTTAGATCAGATGGAAGTTGAAGAATTAAAAGCTTATGCAGAAGAAAGAGGAATTGATATTGGAAAGGCTACAAGTCAATCAGGAATTTTAGAAAAGATAAAAGAAACTGAATCTCCTGAAGAATAATAGAAGGTGGTTTAATGAATGATAATTTGTCGATAGTAACTGGAGCAAGCAATCTAAAACCTGGTACTAATCCACCATTTACGTTAGAAGATTTTTATTCTATATATCCACAGTTCGGTAAAGACACTGAAGGAAAGCAAGCTATTCCAGAATTTATGATTGAATCATACATTGAGCTTGCTAATAATTGCATAAAGCAAACTAGATGGCATAAGTCGTGGAAAATTGGAATGAGTTTATATATAGCACATTTTTGTACTTTATATGCTCAAAGTATATGCGATGTAAATCAAGGAGTTAATGGAATAAGTGAATCAGGTAAAACTAAAGGTTTAGATACATCCATAAGTGTAGGAGGGGTTTCTGTAAGTACTGATTATTCTGCTACAAATAATGTGTCAGGATATACAGGATGGCAATTAACTTCATATGGTCAGCAATTAATACAACTTGCAAGACTTTATGGTAAGGGCAATATGATGGTTAGATAGGAGGAAGATGGATGCTTAATGGATTTTGCAATATATCAATAGATAGAGATTTAACAGATGATATATTAAAATCTTTAAATGACCTATCAAAGAAAACCATATGTATAGGTATTCCAGATAGTACAGAACATGAAAATAGCAAGATTACAAATGCAGAATTAATGTATGTACATACTAATGGGGCAAGAAATAGAGATATGATAAAGTCAATGCAGCATGATATTGATAGTGGAATGCCATATAGTGAAGCACATGAATTATATGTCCATGAAAATGGTTCACCATTATGGAATATTCCTCCAAGACCTATAATAGAACCAGCAATGGATAATGGTAAAGAACAGATGGCAGATTTAATGAAAGATGTTGCAATAGATGCATTAGAAGGTAAAAATATTCAAACTGGATTAGACAATGTAGGAATGCAAGGACAGAACATTGCAAGAGATTGGTTTACGAATCCAGCTAATAATTGGGCTGCTAATAGTGAAGATACTGTGAAAAAGAAAGGCAGCGATAGACCATTAATTGATACCTCAGAATTAAGAAAATCTATTACTTATGTAGTAAAGGATGGTGAGTAAAGTGATTAATCTTTCTCGTGTAATAAATGATACTAGAATAAGCCAGGAATTCAAAGTTTTTAGAAAAACTGGAGAATGGATTAAAGGAAGGTTTGAGGAAAAAGAAACTCAAATTGATATGAATGGTGTAATTGTACCTGCTACAAATAAGGAAGTAGAAATGATTCCAGAAGGTGATAGAGTAAAAGGAGCTATATCTATACATTCGACTAAGAGACTGTATACTACTCATTTGGAAGAGGATGGAGAAGGTACATCAGATGAAATAGAATGGGAAAATGAAAGATATAAAGTTTATTCTCTTGGAAGTTATTCAAAGTATGGATTTTATTCAGCAATAGGTATGAGGTTGGTGAGTAACTAGTGGAAGATATAGTTTTAAAACTTAGAGAAATAGAAGATTTTTTTCAAGAAATAACCTGTGAAATGCTAGGAATTGATCTAAGTAAAAAAGAAAATCAGAATAAAGTTAGAATTGCATGGCCAACAGGAGGAGCTCCAGGATGGAAAATAAATGATGATATATGTTTTCTTAGAATTACTCCAGTTGATGATTCAATGACTAGGCAACTTAATATCTGTTATGATCCTGTCAAAAATAATGAACCTTATACTAAAAAGCAGGTAGGATATACAAGAGTTCATAAGATTAATTGGACTCTATATGGTCCTAATTCATATGATAATGCAGATATTATAAGGCACTTAATATTTGATAATAATTATATGAAAAAGTTTAAAGAAAAGAATTTATTTCTTATAACAGATGTACCTATGCCAACAAGATTACCAGAATTATATAACAATCAATGGTGGGAAAGAACAGATTTCAGTGCAACATTCAATGAAGGCGTTACAAGAGTATCTGAAGTTCCTTATATAACAAGTGCAGAAATAGTTTTAAAACATAATAGATAGGAGGAAACATAATGTCGACATTACCCTTAAATGATATATGTGATATAAATGTAAGCGTTGGACCAGCAAGTGCTGTAAGAACAAACTTTAATTTAGGATTAATAGTTGGTAAATCTGACATAATTAAAATTGAAGATAGAGTAAAAACTTATCAAAAAATGGATGATTTAACTGCAGATGGATGGAAGGGAACAGAACCTGAATTCTTATCGGCTCAGAAATATTTTTCTCAAAGCCCACGTCCTTCAAGAGTAGCAATAGGACGTTGGAATTATCCAGAAGAAGGTAAAAAAGAAACAGTAGTTGAAGCAGTAACAGCATGTAGAAATTCCAATACAGAGTGGTATGGAGTACATGTGTGCGATATAACTAAAACTGAAATAATTGAATTAGCAAAATATATTGATTCAGCAAGTCCTGAATCTTATTTATTTTATACAACAAGTGATAGTGATGTAATTACTAATAGTGAAGATAATATTTTTAGTGCTTTAAAGAAAAATGGTGTTCATAGAGCATTAGGTCAATATTCTACTAAAACAGCAAATGCTGCTGTAGGAATAATGGGTGTTGCTATGGGAAGAAATACAAGTACTGCTGGAAGTGCATATACATTAGCTCATAAAACAATTGTTGGAATAGAAGCAGAACCGATTAAATCAACTGAACTTACTATAATTAAAAATAATAATGGGAATGTATATGTAAATCGTGGTTCTGTATATAACTTATTTGAAATGGGTGTTTCATCAGATGGAACTAATTTTGATGAAATACTTAACTTAGATATGCTATCAAATAATATTCAAACTGCAGTTGTAAGTGCTTTAGCAAGATCTGCGAAAATACCCCAGACTGATCCTGGTATGGACAATTTATTAAATACTATAACTGAACCGCTTGAAAAGGCTAGAGAAATTGGTTTTATTGCGCCAGGTGTATGGAATACAGAAAGTATTTTAACTGTAGAAAAAGGTGATACACTTCCAAGAGGATACGTAATTATTGCGGATAGCGTAGATAGTCAATCACAGGCTGATAGAGAAGCAAGGAAGGCACCACCAGTTTATATATTAATTAAATGTGCTGGAGCAATACAGTACGTAGCTGTAAAACTCTATGTAAATAGATAGGAGGTATAAAGTATGTCATTTAAAACATATAGTTTCGAAGATGTAACAGCTTCATGTTCTCATCCAAGTGTTGGAACAGCATCATCAACTGGTGCAGGTATGGGAAGTATTTCAGTAAATAAAGCTAATGATGATACTATACACGATGTTGCTGCAGATGGGACTGTTATGATAACAAAAGTACCTGGAACTAATGGCACTATTTCATTAGTTATGCAACAGACATCTGATTTTCATAAGTGGCTTCTTAAATGGTACAACTATGTTAAAACGGCAAGTGCATCTGAATGGGCAACGATGAATATAACAATTAAATCAAATAATTTAGGAGATACAACAATATGTACGGGAGTATCGCCACAGAAAATAGCAGATAGAGGATACGAAGCACAAGGTAAATCTGTAACATGGCCATTAATGGCTGCTGAAATAACTGAAAGTTAGGAGTGATAAATTATGAATATTCCAGAAAAAACAAAGAATGTTGAAATAAACGGAAGAAAATTTATCTTGAAGAAAATGGATGCAAGAACTGGAAGTTTTATGCTTTTTAAGTTAATGAAATTACTTCCTTCAATAATAGAAAATTTAGATATTGAAAAAATAGATTTAGAAAATTTATCGTTAGATTCATTGAAAAAATTAAATCTTACAAAAATGTTAGAACCAGTATTTGAAATGCCTGAAAAGGAATTTTCATATATTCAAGATAATTGCCTTAAGGTAGTAGACGAGTTGCTTAATGCGGGTGCACAACCAGTTTTACAAAAAAGTGGTGAATGGGGAGTAAATGATATTGCTGACAATTTAGGATTAGTTACGAATCTCACTATTCAATCATTAGCATTTAATGTGATGGGTTTTTTCGAAGGGAGTCCCTTGACTTCGCTGCTAGGGAATGTGACTTCCTTCCAGCAAAATTCAAAAATATAAATGCTTTTTTATTTGCTCCGGTAGAGGCTGGTCATTGGAATCAACATGAACTTTGGGATGGAACATATGATCTTGATGATTTATTAGATATTCATGAAATGATGTCTGTGTCTAATGAAAATAAGATGAGATCTTACGATGCAGCTAAAAAGGAGGTGTAACTTTGGCATTAGATTTGATAAAGCAGTACTTAGTTGGTATTGGTTTTAATGTAGATGAGAGCTCATTACAAAATGCAGAAAGTGCAATAAATGATGCTGGTTCTACATTAGATAAATTTGCAAAAAACAGTAGTGAGGGTTTTTCAGAAGCAGGTAGTTCTTTGAAAGACCTTTTTAAATTATTTGGTGATACAAATGGAGCTATAGGAAAACTATTCCCTAATCTGCGAGGACCATTTAAAGGAATTATTAAAGATATAGGTACAATTACTAAACTATATTCTAATTTAAAATCACACATGAGAGAAGCAAATAATCTGCAAACAGAAT